GTGTAATCTGGCCCTGCTTCTTAAGTTCTTCAAGCATGGCTTCACGAGCATCACGGTCCTTTGAAGAATTCCAAATAGACGCTGCGGCTGTTGCTGCTGCTATACCTAAACCTGCAATAACACTAAACATGGGCTTCCTCCATATTTTTTATTAAATAAATAGTTTTCATCTGATTTCTCCTAATTCAATTTCTTTAAACTTAATATTCCGAAACCGGAAACGTTTTCGCCCAATGAGCAATTCAATATGCTATTATTAACGGCGATCCTGCTTCCGTTACTTAACTGAATAAACCCGTCGTTAACTTCCGGTAATTTCACATTATTAACCTGAGCGCCCTTATTCAATACTATGTAAAGAATATTCTTAGATATAGCATAAGTTACGTAGTCAGTACCGAGATAGCCATATTTTCCTTTCAGAGCTTCCAGGTTTTGGTTACCGTCGTCGTATCTAATTACTTTAATTCCTAATTCTGTCATAATTCTCCTTAACTAAAGTTTGAACATGGCTGCCAGGAAATTTTCAGATTTTCTATACTAAACGGAATATTCTCAGTAGTAGAAATTTCCAGAGTAAAGAACTTACCCATACCCATGTTATAGAACGAGGTTACCCAGTCATAAACGCCGATTTTTCCGAGATATGCGTCTTCATAGTCTGAGAATAACATACCGTCCCAAGAATTTCTAATAGAAACCCTAGGATTAAGTTCCATGTTATCATAATGGTTATCGAAACTGTGTTGACCATTATTGACGATTAATTCGATTTCGTCGATATAGAACGGCTGGTCATTGCTAGTCAATACACCGCCTTTTCTCATCTTAAGTATAGGTCTTCCGTCATGTTCCTTATAGTAGTTTTCGTCCATAAAGCATACATTATCGAACGTACCGACCATGTTACGGTTATAAGCAAAAGTTACATGAGAATATCGCCAGAACGTCAAATTATTGGTTTCGTCATAGCTAGCGCGGTAGTGCCAAGCATCTTCAGAAATATCGTAAATAAATGTTTTCTTAGAGTCTTCAAACGTTAAAGAATAGAACACATGCTGGTGTTCCTGCCAAATAGAAGAATAAGCATTTTCCGGATTTTTCAGTTTAGTCAATTCTCTTTCAATATCCTGGGTAGAAACACGTTTGATTTCTGTTCCCTGAACCATGAAAACACCGTCTTCACCAATATCAGAAGAGCCGAGCCAAATAACGGTCGGTCCGAGCATAGCCAGAGAATTAGGTGCCTTAATTCCGATATTTCCTGCAGCATTATCCGGCGAGCTAAACGGATTATTCTTATCGTCGTTAAAAGAAAAAGCCTGCCAAGAACGAGTACCGAACGTATAAAGTTTAGAACCGTTAGACATAAGGGCTAGCGTATTATCCGGCGACCATTCAGAATATGTGATAAAGCCATAGTCCTTATACATTTCTGTGTGTACCTGGAATAAGTCCCAGTTATCTTCATTATCGACCAGGTTACCGTCAGCATCACGTCTTGATTCAAACGGATATTGATAGCTGGTATAAAAAGCGTCAGTACCGGAATCGTTAACGATTAAATACCCATAAAGATATGCGACATGGGTCGGCTGAATATGCTGGAATTCCTCGTTAACACGCAATGGCAAGTCGATAGTCCTAAAATGAGCCTGCTGGTCAATAATATTTTCACCTACGTTAAGGGCATAGACGAAACTACCGTCGACTATGATTAAATGTGGCCATGACGAACCGTAGCCGCCGGTTTCAGTCATATGACATTCTGTATTATGAGATTCAAGCGTTGCTATAGTATAAACTGTAGAGTCTTCATCGATTAGATAAAGATGATTTCCAAATACACCGTAAAGAACCGGTCTATTATTATATCCCCTGGAAACCCTATACATACCGCGGCAACGACCCTCTACCTGGTCGGTAAAGAGCTTCTCACCCATGACGGTTCTCATAATCATTTTGCAGCTATGTTCGTTTTCATTCTGCCTTTCCAAATACATGTTTATGGATTCACCAAGTCCAACTTTTGCGATATTGGATTTGGTAATAGAACCGGCTATATTCTGAATAAGCTTACATTGGTTAGCCATATTCTCTCCTTAGAGTAAATAAATTCCAGACATAAGGTCATCCTGAGTCAAACGCCCATAACCGTAGCTATGTTCTCTCATGATTCCCTTGACATCGGCCTTCGGCGTTCTGACATTCTCAATCATGGTCCTCATATCGTTCTGAAGACGAGTCATCTGGTTATCGTCAAGTCTTGGAAACTGTAGAGCGAGCTTATAAGCCAAAGAAACGATTAAGAGTTCCGTATATGCGTCAGGAATATACAGGTCGTCGTTAATATCTACGTCAATTCCTTCATTATAGTTAATCTTAATATCGTAGTTAGCCTGAGCGACTACACCAGGTTTCAATTCGATTAACCATTCCGTTTCACCCTTCTGAACATATGTATATACAGGTGCGGTCTTGATAAAGTCGTCAAACTTTTCCTTAGGAATAAATTTCAATTCCCTGGAAATAGTCGGATCCTGCTTATTAACCAGATATAACGTATTAATCTTAGCAACATTACGTACATTAGCCTGGTACATAGCTTCATAAGCCTTCATTTCTGAATATCTCTGATTATATTGACCGTTCTTAACCGGCGTTCCATACCATGTATATACTACACCCTGTTCAGTCATAACACCCATAACATGATAAATAACATTCGGATGATCCTTAAGGATAGCCCATACATCGTTTTCACGGTCTTCTTCAGTCGGTTCATATTCATTAAGTTCGTCAGCATTATTGAAATACAGGTTATTTTCACCTTTAAGACTGTCAATTTCGTCATAAATATGGATTAAGCCTGTATTCTTCAAAATCATGGAATTCTGAGTAAACGTCATAAGGTTATCATTATTATACTTAGTTATGATTCCCTTAAGCAATCTAAAGCCGGTTTCTTCCATACCGTCATTCAAACCCTGGTTTCTGCGGCCAAGATTAACACGTATACATGCTTCTTTAATAATTTCCTTAACACTATACATATTTTGAAATTCCTTTTATATTTAACTTCTATAATAATTAGACTACCTAGTTAAACATCTGAAAATACCTCATATAGCGGTCGGCGACATCCTTGGCCTTGGCTATTTCTGATTCTTTCGATATTTCACCATAATGATTCTTAGCATAAACGGCTAAAGCGAGAGCGTCAGACATATCCGGGCTATGGCCTAATGTTTTCTTAACCAGGTCTTTAGGAACCAGCTGTACCTGGCCTTTTCCGTTAACTGTCATCTGCTGAGCCAGGATTTCAATCTGGATTTCCTCCGGCACCCAGAAACCATGCTTAATTTCGTTGGCCAGTTCCATATACATTTCAGTTCTGACATTTGGGTACATTTTATCGTCTTCAGCCTTGGACGCAAAATTAAGACCTTCTATGGCTATATTCATCTTCTTACACACATCTATAATACCATTAGAATATCCACCGGTTCCGTCAGCATATCCTGCCTTAATTCCGAATTTTCTATATTTCTCATCGATTATGTTAGTTCTCTGAAACGTATCTTTAAGGTCGCAAGCCTTGAATAGGTCTATAACACCGTAGTCATCTATGGTAATAAAAACGTCGTTATCGGCGCCTATACCGGACGCGTCATAGCCGAAATAATGGTTACCAGCATTCATTCTCTTCTGTAGAATAAAGTCATCCCTAAAGACGATTTGGGACGCCGCGTCCATATCTAGGATTTCTCCTAAGACCTGTTGACGATAAAGATTAGAACCTTCTACATATCTTTCTTTAAGTTCTTCCTTATATGATTTCCTGGAAAACCAGTTATCGAGAGAAGACGCCTTAATTATCTTTTCCGGATTTTTCTTACATAGGGCGCTGAACCAGTTAGAAATTACTCCTAAAGAATTTGGCGACGAAATAAGCCTTACCTTGGATTCATACTTAGAACCTCTCATTCTGTCCTTAGCATAGTTATAGATTTCTTCAGAGCAATAAGCGGCTTCATCTATGGCGAGCAGAGCTATTTCAGAGAGACCAAGAATACCAGTAGGATTTTCAGAAGAATATCCCATCAACACGGACCCGTTAGGAAACGCAAAACGTTTTTCGGATCTGTTAAACTTATATGTTATATTAAACTGAGCGCATACTATTTCCAGTTCCCTAAATAGCACGTTCATAAGAGCCTGATATGTTTGGGCAATTACGATTCCACGAATTCCAGGTTTCTGAATACATTGCATAATAAGCCAGATAGCTAGAACTCTGGTTTTTCCTGCACCGATCCCAGTACATGCTATATACAGGTCATCGTCAAAATGTTTCATATACTCAATTTGCCATGGTGACAGTTCGTATTTATCCATTTAAACTCCTATTATATAATATTATATAATAATATAATGTTTAATATAGCAATTCGTCCCACCTGGTACGCATTGATATAGACATCGTATATTATTCTTCTTCATGGTCCTTGACAGTAAACGTTATATTCAACGGTACTCCATTATTCTCAGTTTCAGCCTTTATTTCTGTAGTCTTACCGTCCTTTCTCCAATGGTCACGATCCCTACGTTCTAGAATATTAAGAAACCTGTCAGCCATTTTATGGTTACATTCCTCAAATAGCATCTTGGTCAGCTTATTACGTAATATCAATAGTTTCCCTTCATAAAAATCGTCAGAAATATCGTCTACGATTATACCAGCCGGTGCAAGATGAAACACCAGCTTCTTAAATTCTTCCTTATTATTGGTAGAGATTAGTCCATAGGTCAAGTCGATATTGACCTTAGGTACTCTCAACGTACCTATACATTCTTCAAACGTTACATGTTTGAAATTATCCTCTAGCCACTCCGATAGTTTATTTCTTAAAGCTGTTTTTTCTGGCATAGCTAAATAATTCCTCCTGGTCCTCCTTAGTTACATAAGGATTCTGTTTATCTTCCACGATTTTCTTATAGAGATCCTCGACCTGCTTCTGCATAATGGCGATCGTTAACTTCATCTCGATAAGGTCTTTCTTGGTTTCAGACATTTCGTCTTTCTTCTTTTCAACTAATTTCTTGGTAGTCATTCTGGTTTTCCTCCATATTCTATATATAATACTTAGTTTTTATTAAGTTCTTCCATTAATTCAAGAATTTCCGTAATTCTGGCGATCCTGGTTCTCCAGTCGTTTTTTCTCTGAGAGTCACCGAAAAAATAATGAATTACGTCATGTGTAGTAGAATTAACTCCTATAAACCTAGAGTCGTCTTCTATATTGGTATAGTTAGCCGGGTTTAAGTCAAGATGATGAAGATTAAAGCCCTTAGTCAACGGCGAGCCCGTCACAGGATCCTTTCTCTGCATTTTTCTAATCTTTTCTCTAAACGTTTTCCAAGCCTTAGAACGTCTGAAAACTGTTTTAGGGTCCGCCTTGGTTACTTTCTTTCTTACTTTCATATTATTCCTCAAATAAATAATCGAAACCGTTACGATATAGGTAATCAAATATTACATCTTGATAGTACATTCCGCGTTTTGGAAATATATGTTTCTTATATTTCATAGAAATTTCATCGCCAAATCGTAATTCATTCAGACGATTCATTTCTTCTTCTGATAAATAAATACATTTCTTCATACCGCCTTCTTTATCATATGAGTCATCCCATGGTTTCACAGTATAAAGTATATTTGCCGAGGTGGTCGTCATACCAAGCATTACTTTCATATTATTCCTTCTTACTCCATTCTATATAGCCCCATATCGCGG